GATCGTAATGATCGGCAACGGGCCAGGAGTAGGCTGCGGTGGAACAACCGCATCGCACACCAATGCGACCACAGCCGCACGCGTGGCGTCCATCTGCGCAAGTATCGCCGCTTTGTCGGTAGCGAAAGTCATCAGAAGTAGCTCCCACGCATCAGCAAAGGCCCGGTCGTGCGTTGTTGTACGCGCTTATTCTTGGCCTGCGTCTTGCCAATAATGTAAAGGCCGTACATCTTCTGCGACAGCCCCTGGTTCGTCCAATCCTGTTTCGGCATCATCAGCATGCGCGCCGCTGCGCCACAAGCGATCGTGTCGGAGTATTCCTGCCACAGGATCTCCGGGAGCTCGCACGCTTCTTGTGTCGGCGCTAGCCACAAGTTCACAGTCACTTGTACTTGGCACGCCGGGTAGGGTACTGGCGAAAAGAAAATCGTCTTGGCGTTGGGCATCCAGATTTCGAATGACCCACAACGACAACGATTGGTGTTGGGATGTGGCTCGTACTTCTGCGCCCCGATCTGCACCCAGTTCATACAGACGACGCGGGTAAACTCAGGCACGATCAGCGGGTAATCGCGCACGCCTGCCTGTTGGTCGAAGCTGAAATCGTACGTCCACACGCCAGCCTGCTCACACAGGTCGATCGCCGTACGCCGTACCGCATCCTCCGCTACATTCTGCGGTGCGTGATAAGGCCCTCTGGCGCGAGCATCGTCGACAAAATCAGACAGAAGCCGTGGCATCTGATGTTCCCTTTGCAACCGTCGCCACCGGCACCGCATCCTTGTCGCGCGGTGGGACCCCAAGGAACGCCATGAATGCTTTGTAGTGCGCTTGCGATTTCTGGAAGGACTCCGACGATTCGGTATCCTTGGCAAACGCACGATAAAGCATCCAATCCTTCAACGCTTCTCTGTACGTCTCCGGGGTCGTATTAGCCATTACCACTGCATCGGTAGGAGCCGTTATGACCTGAGGTGCCAAACGCAGCAATGCCCATACTGCAGGGAACGGCGAGACATTAGGTACCGGAGGATCGACGTAAAAATAAGTATCGTTGTTAGGGTGGATGGTGACTGATCGTACCTCGTAATCTCCGGTGTTAGTTGCAGCACACGAAGATCGCCCTAGTGCACGGGCCGCAGTGAAGGAACCCAACGTGATGGGCTCTCCCTGGGTACCGTCAGAGTTGAGGTTGTAAAGGACATCGATGAGCTCGGTGTAAGCCCCAGGTACTGATTGCACCGCGCCTGGACCCAAGCGAATTGGTGTGAACAAGGTAAACAACGTTGGCTTCAACGCTGCCATCTGCGCGATGCCGCCCGTCAGATAGTCAGCAAGTTCCGTCAACGTCCAGCGAATATGCTCGTTGCCGGGCTCAAGTCCGTTGAGCACCGAGACGCCGAACTTCTCCGCCAACGCTGTGCGTTCATCCAACGTCATCCGCAGCGCCGTGCGCGTGGGGATCTCGCGTGCCACCTTGGGCCGCGGTGTCGGTTTGTCGCAGTACGTCAGCTTCCCCGACTTGAGGTCCTCGTCGAGAAACATGTTGTACGGGTATACGTGCTTGCCATCCGTCACGTATTTGCCGAGCTCATTCGCTTCTTGCATAGCCCCACCTCGTAAAAGAACGGCGGGAGCGAACCCCCGCCGTTAAAGTCAGACAGCGAGAATTCGCCTACGCGTTGCCGTTGAAATCGTACGAACCCCAGTCGACCACTTCCGCTTGCGCCAGGATGAACAGGTCCTCCAATGCATTCCCAACGGGTACCGCGGTCACTTCCAGCGACACGAACGAATACACCAGAAGCGATGAATCGATCCGTGTCGAAAAGAAGATCCCCGCCGTCGCGCCGATCGCGTTCACCGCCAACGGCGAATTCGAAGCCGCCGTAAGCGCGATGGTGGACGCGGCCGGAGAGCCGGGACAGATGTCGGTACGCCGCACCGCCGTCATGACCAGCCCGGTACGCGGAAGTACGACTTGCATCTCGACGAATTCGAGTCGGCTGTACGGAGTGATGAGGATCAGGTTCAGAAAATCCCCTACCTCGATGTCGACGCCGGATGCCAGCAAGTTCTGATACCAGCAGTAGTCCTTCTGATCGACCGGTTCCGTCAGACCGCCGTACGGCACGCGCGGACGGAAGTCCAGTTGCCGGGTGACGGCGTACGAACGCCGACGTTGGTGATCCGCATATCCGAGAATCGAACACGGATCTTGTTGGGGGATGAGACGGTTGTCGGTGTTGCCCGCCACGCCGCCCATTTGCAGGTTGTACTCAGCCATGATCGCAATCCTTTAGGTTGGGGGAGGTGGCTTACGCAAACGTCGCGTAAAGACCCGCGAGCCCTTCGGCCTGGATGACCTTGGAACCGTACACGGTCATACCCTGCAGATAGACGTCCCACGAATCCTTGTCGTTGTCGATGATCCGCGTTTCTTCGATCTGCATTGCGAATGCAGTCGCGCCACGCCAGCCGGCAACGATCTCGTACGCCGTATCGGAACCATCGGTGGCGCTGAACACGTTGTGCGAGATGTACACGTCGAAGCCAGCGATCTTGGCCGGGATCTTCCCATTCAAAACCGCATTCGACGCTACCTCGCAACACGCCCCGGCCAGCCCTGCATTCGCCGACAGCATGGGCGAATTGAGCAGGATCGGCAGCGCGATATCCGGCAGCACGATGAACACGTCCTCCATCGGCAGACACTGCTCGCGCAGCACGCCGGCTACTTGGGTCAGCACCTGCCAGATGGTATCGGCAGTGATCGCTACCGGGGAACCGACTTCGCCCATGTTGTACGAACCGGTACGCACGCCCGCCGTCGCGCCCTTGTTGGTGGGGTCGGCTTCGACGAACATCTTCGCCAGCAGTTCCTGGTCGATGGCTTCGCCGATGTTGTACGACGCCGATTTCAACAGCGACGTCTGCCACGCGTCCCAGTTGCAGATCTGCTTGACGTCGATCTTGGCGATCTTGACCGAAAATTCGAGCTCTTTGTCGACGACCATCGTGATCGGACAGGTGTCGATCGTGTCGTGCTTGATCGTGCTGTCCTTCTGGCCACGCCGAACGCGAACCCGCGGCGATCGGAAGAACGTGATCTGATCGCCACACTTGTTGAGCTCACCACTGTATTCCGTGGTAGTGATGTCAGCGTAAGTGGACGAGCAATAGAACTGCTCGACCAGCTTGGACGAAAACATCGGGGGAATCAGCGACCCGCTGTAGCTTGGGTAGCCTGATGCGCTAGGAACGCCGGCCATGATTGGTTACTCCTGAGTGGTTAACGGATCTCTACATCCATCTCGACATTGCCAGATGAAATAGCTGCATCCCATTTGGCACGGAACGCTTCCCACTCGGGCTTGGGCAGTTTCTTGCTGGTGAAATCGCGCAATTTCTGCTTGTACTCCGACGCCTTGATCTTAACGGGCGCCGAAGAAGTGGGAACGTCAGCATTGGTCTTGTCAGGGACCACTAGAGAATCCAACCCAGGCTTGTCGCGTTGGTTGTAGAACCCCGTTAGCACGGAACGAATACCGCTGGCGTCCGACATCTGCCGATACGTGTGCAACAGATGCCCACGCTTGATACCACGGCCGGGAATATCCTGCCCCAGGTAATCTTTCCATGCTGCAGACGAACGCACGGTTTCGAAATCGGGGAAATGCGGCAGAATTTCCTTCCGCATAAACTCCAACTCCCGATTGCGCCCCGCGTCGATCTGCGTAACGTTAACGGCTTCTTCCAACTTCGGCAGCTTGTCCAGTTCCTTCAACCGGCCAAGCATGGACTCCATCGCTTTCAACCGCTCCACCACCGGCCCGATTACTGCTGCGAGACGTTGGTTGGTAATACGCCGCATCAACTCGACTGCATCCGGCTCGAAAGCCTTCAGCATCTCCTCGGTGGGTCCTTCGCCGTTCAGGTCAGCTACGGCCTTATCGACGGCAGACGCCGTGGTTTGCTGCTTGATGGTCGTATTTTCCGTTTCCAGCTGGCCGACACGATCAGTAATCTCCGTCAGCTTGCCTTCCAGGAATGAACGATTGCCATTGACGATTTCCAGTTGCCGCTTCACTTCCTCCAGTTCAGTCGACGCCGCCGACGCCCGCCCGCTCTGTGTACGCGCTTCCTGTTCCAACTCGGCATTGCGGGCACGAAGCGCCGCTACATCGTCAAGTGGTGCAGGTGCCGTGGGAGTGGTTGGTGCCGGTGCGGATGGTTCGCCAGTCTGTACTGCGATAGGCGCACCGCTTAAAGGATCGATGCCTTGCTCGCGCAAGTCAGCCGCATCCCGTTCCGCTCGTCTGGTTACTGCACCGGGGACTGCCATGGGATTCTCTCCTGCTCAGGGCCGGATACCGGAGCCTGAGAAACGATGGATTAAGGTTTCCATACCTTC